GAAGTTTGCCCGTATCCTCGCAGAGGAACTGGGTGAGCCTACACTCTTCAGCGAGAATGTAATGGTAGCCGAACAGCTTGAGACACAACAGGCCGCACAGGAAGCAGAGATGATTAACTCTGAACAACTGGCTATCAAAGAGCAGATGGGTATATAATGCAGTCTATCTGGCTTAAGGGACACAAGGATAAAGAACAACGCAAGAAAGAAGTGATGGCATACCGTAATGCCTTCGATGCGTTGAAAGAGGTTCTCGAACAGGAGTATAAGAAAAAACCTGCTGTTCGTGACTACGAGGTTCCCAACTGGGAACTTAGACAGGTGGCAGTCAACGAACATAATGCTGTTCTAGATAATCTAATTAAATTAATTACGTTAGATGAATGATCTGCAACCGGTGTAAAGAAGAAAAAGACCTTGAATTGTTCTACAAAAATAAACGTAGATCGACAGGTTTAGACCAGTACTGCATTCCGTGTCGAAAAGAGTATACTAAAACATGGTCTAAAACAGAGGCTGGACGGTCTTGTCGAGCTAACGCTAGAAAAAACTTTTATCTAGCTAATAAAGATTACGAATTGTCCAAAAGTAGACAATGGCGCAGGGGTAAAAGAAAAGGAACTCCTGTATGGCTTTCAAAAGATCAATTACAAGAAATCTCTTTAGTGTACCAACTAGCAAGAGATTGTAAATTGATTACTGGTGAGCCTTATGAAGTTGACCACATAGTTCCGATAAATGGAAAGAATGTTTGTGGTTTACATGTCCCTTGGAATTTGCAGGTACTTCCTGCAGATATAAACAGGGGGAAGGGATGCAAGTTTTAAGGACAACCAATGTCTTGATGACTTGCTTAAACTTATACAACTAGATAAGGAATAACACATGAGTGTATTCTCTGAGGAGGCGCAACCTAACGCACCGCAAGAGACAGAGCAAACCACAGAGACAACCGAACCTACGGAGTCTTTTGTTGCTAAGCTCGTAGAGGCCAAGGGAGAAAACTGGAAAGATCCTGAGGTACTCGCAAAGGGTAAACTTGAGTCAGACCGTTACATCAGTGAACTAGAGGCTCAGCTAAACCAACTGCGAGAAGACCTTAAGAAAGAGGATTACGCAGAAAAGATTCTCCAAGAGATTCGGAATAAGGCCACAGAATCCAACACTGTGAACCAGTCTCTGCCCAATAACGATACTGTTGGCACTGCACAGGATGACACACCACAATCATCCTTGAGTGAGGAAGACCTGAAGAGCCTTGTCGAAAAGACACTCACAGAGCGTGAGATGCAAAGCACTGTAGCCCAGAACCTAAAAGTCGTAGACGAGGAACTGGTCAAACAGTACGGTACCGAAGCACAGAAGACTATCGCTAAGAAGTCCCAAGAGCTAGGTATCTCTATGGATCGGATGAAAGAGATTGCCTCTGAGTCCCCCACCGCATTCTTTGCTCTTATCGGTGAAGGCAAGAAGAACTTCAACCCTATGGTTAACAGTTCTGTCCGCACCGAAGGTGTCAATCTTCAGCCCTCTACTGAACGTGACTGGAACTACTACCAGAAACTACGTAGAGAAAATCGTGACCTGTACTATACCCCTAAGGTTCAACAACAACTTATGCAAGATAAGCTACGCCTAGGGGAAAAGTTCGGAGCTTAATAGGAGAAAGCTACAATGGCAATGACTACAGCCAACACGACTCTCCTTACTCGCAGTGACATTTGGTCTACTGAGCTTAAGGAGATTCTTCGTGACGAGATGATGGCGCAGCGCTACGTGCGTATGCTTGAAGGCTTCCCTGATGGGGACACCTTCCACATTCCGTCTATCGGTCAAGCACAAGTCGATAACTACAGCGAGGATACTGCTGTAACCTATCGTCCTCTTGACACAGGTGAGTTCACCTTCTCTGTCGATAAGTACCTGTCTTCGGCTACTTACATGACGAAGAAGGCAGAGCAGGACACCTTCTACGCAAACGAACTCATGAGCCGCTTTGTTCCTGAACAGGAACGTGCAATCATGGAGCATTTCGAGTCCACCACTATGGCTGCTGCTGAAGCAGGTGTAGCCGGTAACTCCGCAGAAGCTATTGACGGCATTGCACACCGCATCGCCGGCGGTAACTCTGGTGTTATCGAATTGGCAGACTTTGCATACGCTCGTTATGCACTGAAGAAAGCCAATGTTCCTGATCAGGCAATGGTTGCTATCGTTGACCCATCCGTTGAGTTCATCCTCAACACGCTGACGAACATCGTCAACGTATCGAACAACCCAATGTTCGAAGGCTTGGTACGTGACGGTATCGCAACTGGTATGCGCTTCGTTGCAAACGTATACGGCTTTGACGTGTACACCTCCAACTACCTTGCAGACGCAGACGACTCTGCGCTTGCTGAGCGTGATGGTTCTACCACTGCAGACTTCTCGTCCACCAATGGTAAAGCCAACCTGTTCTTCTCTGCATCGCCAACCGTAAACCCATTCGTGGGTGCATGGCGGCAGATGCCTGAGGTAGACTACGAGTACAACAAAGACTTCCAACGTCACGAGTTCGTTACTACTGCTCGTTACGGTGTTAAGTTGTACCGTCCTGAGAACATGGTTCGCATCATCTCGAACCCTAACGTGTAAGGAGGACAAAGAATGTCGTACACTAACGCAGACGGTCTAACGATCCTCACTAACGGTGCTGCAGGCGTTCCTGCCGGTAACGGTGTTGCTGCAGGCGATGTCAAGAAGACTCTTGTTATCGACATTGCAGACGCAACTGCTATCGCAGCAACTGCTGCTGCACCTGATGCAAACGATGCCTTCATTCCTGCAGGCGCGTACATCACCTCTGCTTCTGTTGTTGTAACTACTGCCTTCACTTCGGCAGGTGCTGCAGCACTAAACATTGGTTTGTACAACGCTGCCGGTACTGCTATTGACGCAGACGGTGTTGACGCTGCTGTTGCTCTTGCAGCACTGGGTGCCAACAAAGCTGTTGCTTGCGATGGCGCATTGGTTGGCGGCACTGCAACTGTTGGTGCTGCTGACGCTTATGTTGGCGTTGACTACGATACTGCAGCCTACACCGCAGGTGCGGCTAAGCTCGTTATCGAATACATCGAAGTGTAATACTTCACTAGGGAATCCCTTCGGGGGTTCCCTTCACCATCTGCAATGTAGACTAAGGGATTACAATGGCAAACGTCAATCACTCCACACTTACTGACCCCTATCTGCACGAGCCTAAGGGTATCGCTGCAGCTTCCTCAGGTTCAGTCTATATTGCTGATGGTGCAGGTAGCGGGGACTGGACTAAACAGAACTCGCATATCAACGGCTACATTGACTTTGATGCGACTACCCCTGCCTACCAACACTCTGTTACCACATCCTACACAGCCCTAGATCCAACCTTTAGCTCTACGCTTGCTGATGGTTTTACAGGTGCAAGTTCACCTAACGCCCGTCTGGTTTACACAGGCACTGATGACGTTACCGCAGTCTGTAACTTTACACTTAACTTTAGGCAGGCATCGGGAACTGACTACAACTTTGAACTAGTATTCTACAAGAACGGTTCCTTGATGAACGGTGGGCATATTATTGTAACTGCAAAATCGGGTGAGTGGCGTTCAGCAACTCTCTCAGATATGGTGGCCCTATCAACAGACGACTACGTAGAAGTTTTTGTTAAAGGCTCCTCTGCATTTACTCTTGATGTAGCCTCTGCTTCCCTCATTATCCATACGGTGCCGGCATGAGAACAACACTCCTCTCTATGGTTCAGTCATGGTAAACTTAGTTTCTGTTCCTAAGTCTACTAAATGGGCTAGAGAAAATCCTGAACGTGCTGCGGCTCAGCAACGTAAAACTCGCAATACTCTTAGAGGTGCTATCAACTCTAAGGTATCTTCCGCAAGACAACGAGCCAGAAACAAGAATATGGCTTTTGACTTAGATATAGATTTTATCCAAAATCTGTGGGAAGATCAAAAAGGTCTCTGCGCTTTAACTGGAAAAAAGATGTCTCTTAGAGGTAACAAAAACTCTGAGGAAACATTTAATTCATTTTCAATAGACCGTATAGACAGTACTAGAGGTTACACAAAAGATAACGTCCACCTTATCAGATGGGGTGTTAACTCTATCAAAAACAACATGAGTATGGACAAATTTTTTGAGTTGGTGTCGGACATTTATTTGTTCAATGAACTCGGAGAGGGCTACAAATGAAAAAGACACTTTTGTCTATGACGCAAAGCATACTTAGCGACATGGACTCAGAGGATGTTAACAGCATTTCAGATACTGTCGCC